AGCTTGTAATTGCCGCCCCGCCCGCGCCTCCATCCTGTAGTGTACCCACGATCTGGAACGACCCGGTCGGAAAGGTGATGGGCAAAGTGCCTGTGATGGTCAGCTTGGCTGCCCCGCTCACATCCGATCCGGTGGTGATTTGCCCCCACTGCAGGATCAGCCCGCTCGGCAACCGCTGCCAGCCATTCGTCGCCAGGCTTTCCGCCGCCCCCGTGGTGCGCCAGATTTCCGACCAGGCCGACCAGACGGTGCCGTTCCAGAACCGCGTGAACATGCGGGACGACGCGCTGTCGAACGCCATCTGGTTTACCGCGCTGGCGCTGGCCGCGATCACCTCGACCGTGCCCGCCACGCCCGACGCGGGCGTGTTCGCGTCGCCCGAGGCAAAGCGGTAGCTGCCCGTCAGGCGCGCGGCGGCAGAGTTCAGCGTCACCAGCGGCACCGCTGCCGCGCCAAGCCCGGTATCGTCGATGACCTTTTTCAGAAAGGCGGTGCGGTTGGCCAGTTGCAGATGCGGAATGTTCGACATGCCCGCGCCGGTGCCGACGTTCGGCGCGCCGCCCAGAACCGGATCGGTGGTTTCAAGCTGATAGACGCCGCTTTCCCAGCTGGCCGGGTTTTCTGTCAGGTTCGCCATCAGGCCGCCCCATGGTTGAATGTGCCGTCATGCCGGATACCGGCGTCGTAAAGGTTCGCCACCGCCACGTAACTCAGCAGCTTCAGCCGTGACCGCAGCGGGGCCACCGAGGCCAGGATGCTGCGCACCCGGTCGGCCTGCGCGTTGGTGATGGGCCGCGTCAGCGTCACCCGGTATTCAGCCCAGTGATCTGCCGGTGGATGATCAATCGCCCCGTTGTGCAGGCGCTCGCCGTTGTAGAAGTTCCGGCCAAACCGCTCCACCACCGTGGCGGTGCCATAGCCTGCCGCCGCCAGCGCCGCGACCACAGCACCCCGCGTGCCCTTGCGCCGGTGGACGGCGACCGAGGCGGCAATCACCGCGCGCTGCCGCTCCTCCGGCCAGGTGCCGTCCCATTCATCCACCGACAATGCCCAGGCCAGCCAGGGCAGCAGGGCGGCGGGGCAGGTGGCCGGGTTCCACAGCGTGGCGTTGGGGACGGGCACCTCGCCGATCCGCGCGGTCGCGGCCTCGATGGCCGCTTCCTGCGGCGTGGCATTGGGGGGCAACAGGCTATTCATCGACACCCCCGTTGGTCAGGGTGATCGCGGTGCACCAGCTGGCCTGGGCGCTGCCGATGGTCAGGGTGGCGGCGGGCGCGGCCAGCACCACGCGCTGCACGCCGGGCTGGTGCAGCGCCGCGAACAGCCCCGACAGCGTCACGTCGCGCCCGATCCGGTGCTGTGCGGCGGCATAGGCCGTGGCAGCCGCCTGCGCTGCGGCCAGCACCACGGCGCTGTCCGGGCCGGGGTAAAAGTACAGCGTGGCGGTGATGGCATAGCTGACGATGGCCGCAGACTGCACCACCACATTGTCGCACAGCGGGCGCACGTCATCGGCGTTCAGCGCCGCCAGAACCGTGGCCAGCAGAGGTGCCCCCGCCGCCCCGCTGCCGGTGCGCGACAGCACCGTCACCAGCACGTCGCCGGGGCTGGGGCTGACAGCACTTACATCCAGCACATCGGCGGCTGCCGACAGGGCGTGGAACACATAGGCCCCCTCGGGTCCTGCGGTCGAAAACCCTTCCAGCGCCAGCTGCGCGCGCCGCCGCAGATCGGCATCCGATTCCAGCGTGGCGGCCACGGGCGGGACCGCCAGCGCATCGCCCGGATCGATCACCAGCCGCGCCACGCCGAACAGCGCCGCCAGATTGTCCAGATCGGTGCCCACCGCACGGGCCAGAGTCACCGCCTGGGCGGCATCGTTTACCCGCGCGCGGATCAGCACCTCGCGGTAGGCGGCCACTTCCAGCAGCTTGACCAGCGGCTCGCTTTCCAGCGCCAGCACCGGGGCAATTTCCGGCGCGCGGGCGGCAAGATCGGCCTTCATTGCCGTCAGGATGGTTTCGAAATCCAGCGTCTCGACCACGTCCGGGACGGGCAGCAGGCTCAGGTCGATGGCGCTGTAGGCGGTCATGCTGCCACCTCTGCCGCCAGCACGGTTTCCAGGCCGAACACCTCGCCGGTCAGGGTCAGGGAAAGCTTGCCTGCCAGCGCATCGGCCACCTCGACCCGGCGCAGGACGAAGCGCGGCTCCCAGGCCTCAATAGCCTCGGCCGTGGCCGCGTAGAGATCGACCAGGGTTTCCCCGTTCAGCGGCGCATCGATCAGGCGCGGCAGGTCCGACCCATAGGCGCGGCGCATGACGCGGGCACCCAGCGGGGTGGCCAGAATATCATTGATCGACTGCGCCAGATGCTGATCCTCGGGCAGGACGCGGGCGGTGGTGGCGGACAGGCCGGACATCAGATCGGCACCCCCGTGGTTCCGCCGCCGGGCGTGACCCCGCCATGCACGTGGCTGACCAGGCTTTTGCCCGAGGCCACCACATCGGCATCGCAGGTGACCGGCCCCGTGACATCGATCTTGCCGGTGATCTCGACATCGCCATCGACATACAGCTTGCCGATCAGGCGCAGCGTCCCGCCGCCCAGGTCCATCGTCGGGCTGGCGGCATCGGGGGCCACCGCGTTGCCATCAATGGCAATCGACCCGGCCACGAAAGCCCGTGCCATGTCGCCGCCCGGCGCGTTGACCGTGACCTGTTCACCGACCGAGGGCATCCAGTGCAGCCGGATCGTGCCCGACCTGATCTGCATCACCGGGATCAGTGCCGTATCCAGATCACCGATCCGCACCCGGACGCGGGACGTGGCATTGTCAACGGCGGTGACATAGCCGACCTGGCAGATATTGGCGATCATCCGGTCGGCCTCTGCCGCTGCGCGGGTCATGGCGCACCGCCGATCTGCGTGTAGCTGCCGATGTTTTCCGGCCCGGTCAGCGGGGCCTGGCCCACATAAAGCTCGGGCGTGATCGCCGGGCCTTCCGGCAGCCCGGCCAGCGCCACGCCCTGCGTCCAGGTCACTGCCGACAGGGAAATGGCCGACTTTTCCGATGCGGCGGTAATCAGCGGTTCTTCGGCCGCATCGAAGGCCCCGTCCAGATCGCCGGGCAGGCCCCATATCTGGTTCGGGATCAGCCGCAGCAGCACCTGGGCAATGCGCGCCGCCGCCGCATCGCGCGGCAGGCCCAATTCATCCTTGGTCACGATGAAGGCGGCGAAGCGCACCAGAAACAGCACATGCGTCCCGGCCAGCACCTGATCCTGCCGCAGCCCCAGGCGCGACACCAGCACGGCAGGGGCGGCAACGCCCCGGCTTTTCAGCTGCTCCAGATCGAAGCGCCCGACCATGCCCTTGCAGTCACGCAGGGCAGGCAGCGCCAGGTGAATGCGCGCGGCAACCAGGCCGGGCAGGGCAGACAGCAGATCGGGCGACGTCGCGGTCATTGCAGCAGCGCCTCCACCCGGTCGATCACCAGTTCTTCAATCTCGCGGCGGTTCCCGGCGGACAGGCCAAGGTAAGGCCGCGCCGGAATGCCGCGCCCGCCGAACTGGTGGATCGCGCTGTAGGGCGTGCGGCTGCCGACCTTCACCGTGTCGCCCGTGGTGTAATCCTGGATGCTGCCCAGCAGGTTCATGCTGTCGATCAGCAGCGAATTGGCGCGGTTCTGGCCGGTGTTGCGCGTCTTTGCATAGGCCCCGGACCAGGGTGCCCAGGGCGTGCCATCAGGCGCGGTCTTTTCGGTGGTGATGCGGTCCTTCGTCTGGCGTTCCACCAGCGCGCCCACGGACAGGGCAATGTCCTGCACCCCTTCGGACCCCAGCCGGGCGAACACCCGGTCGATCTCGGCCAGCACGCGGGCGTCCAGTTCAACGGTCAGATCGACTCCGGCGGCCATCAGAGGTCCCTCATCGCATCACGGGTGAACAGCCGATCCGGCCCGCCCACCACAACTGGCTGCGGCCCCCGGAAATCGCCGTCTTCGGTCACCGCACCGGGCACCACGGTAAAGACCAGCTTGGCCTTGCCCGTGCTCAGGTCGCGCAGCGTGGCCAGCGCGCGGTCGTAACGCTTTTCGATCTCTTCCGTCATCAGCTCGCCCGACAGCGCCAGCTGATGCAGCGCGATGTCCACGCACAGCTTTTTCAGGATCAGCGGCACCTCGGCCAGCGGCAGGCTGTGGCGGGTGGCCAGATAGCTGTCGATCTCTGCCGTGGCATAATCCAGCGCGTTCGCAACCGGCACCGCATCGGGAATGCCGTCGCGGTCATGATCCGCCACGACCAGCGCATTCTCGCCGTAAAGGCCCGAGATATCCGATTGGGTTGCGTAGGCGGTCATGGCGGGGGTCCTGAATTTGGTGGGGGTCTTTCATCTCGGTGCGCCAGCGACCCCCCGACCGCGCACCTGCCCTTCAGTGCCGCCGGGGCGGCAGGCCGGGCAGCGTGCTGCCGCCCGGCTTATCCGTGTTCAGGTGGTCAGCTTCAGATCAGCCCAGATCGTGACCAGCAGCGCCTTGGTCAGGCCCTTGGTGCCTTCCGGCAGCAGCGCCTTCACCGCCGCCAGCTTCGGCAGGCCTTCCGCATCGAAATCCGATGGCTCCAGCTTGCTGATCACCGCCTTGACCGCCGCATCCAGATCAACCGGGGCCGGGGCGTCCGGCGCAGCCGGGGCCGCAAACTCCAGCGGCCCGACCACACCCAGCGCCGCCAGTTTGACAAATTCGGCGGCTGGCAGCAGAACCTCTGCCCCGGCCCCGAATTCGGTGCCGTCGATCAGCAGCCGGTCCAGCACCCGTGCCGGAACAATCGCGTCAGCTTCCGCATCCGCCATGATCAGGCCACCGCGTTCTGGATGTAATAGCCAGTGTCGCGGGCGACGATCAGTTCCTTGACCCGTTCCCCGGCGCGGATGCGGTAGCCGCCCTGCAGCCCGATATCGGGGTCTTCGATCCGCCCGGCGACGCGCCCGCCATACTCGGCGGTCACGCCAAAGGTCACGATGCCGCCCTCGGGCTGCGCCAGCGGGTTCAGATAGAGCGCGGCGATGTGCTTGCCCCAGGCCCGCGCCAGGGTGACCGTCTGGCCCGGCTTGGCCGTGTTCACCCAGGCGTCGCCCACCACGATGCGGGTGATGCCTTCACCGGCGAACAGTTCCAGGAACTGCTCACGGTTCACGATGCCGCCGGTGGTCGTGGTGCCCTTGACCGCGTTGATGATCTTGGGGTGCATCGACAGCCTGGTCCAGACCTCGCGCCCCATCACCAGGGTGTTGGGCGTGTAGACCAGCGTGCCCTGGATCGCCGTCATGATGACGTTGAACGGGTCCGAGTTGGTGTAATCGCTCAGCTGCGACGTGCCCGACAGGGTAACCCGGCGCGACGCCGAATAGCTGTTCAGGTTGAACACCAGGCTGGCCGCGCGGACTTCGCGGATATTTTCGATGGTTTCAGTAAGCAGCATGGTGGCCAGCTGTTCCGGGTCAACGATGGTGCGGCCCTGCGCCCGCGCATCCGCCGCCGCCTGGATGTCGGAATAGGGCACGGGCGCATCGAGGCCGTAGTCATCGACAGCCGAGGTGTTTTCGGTGCCCGAGAACTCGATCTGGTTGACCCGGCCACGGCGGCTGACCCGTGCTTCCGGCGTGTTGAACGCCTCGGCAATCGGGTACTCGGTCCATTTGAATTTCTCGGCCGAAACCGGGGCGCGCGGCAGCACCGCATCGGCGATGCGCAGCGCCGAGGTGTTTTTGTAGCCGATGGCGATGGCCGACAGGGCGGCATCGACGGTGAAGGGGCGGGCAAATGCCATGATATCCTCGCTGGATTGGTGTTACGGGGTGCGCAGCAGGCTGGGCTGGACCAGCACCTTGGCGATGTCGCCAATGACGCCGGGTTCCAGCGCGAAGCCCAGGACGCGCACCGTGGTGGCAGCGGCCGGCGTGGCCACGATGGCCCGGCCCGAGGCATCGGTGGTCAGCGGTGCCCCGGCGGTGACCGTGCCGCCCAGTTCGACCAGTGCCTGACCTTCCACGATGACATCGACGATATCGCCCGTGGCACCGGCGATCCGGTCAAAGACGCCGATGATCGGATCGGTGTTGGCGCTGGCCGGGGCCACTTTCTGGCTGGCCGACACATCGGAAAACCGCGCGATCCGGCGCGCGACCGTGGCCGCACCGGCCTCGAATGACAGGATCATGGCGGGGATCATTGAGACTTCTCCACGTGATTGACGGCGGTGACGATATCGACGGGCGTGCCCTTCGCGGCCATCTCGGCCTGGTATGTCCCGGCGCGGCGGGCGATATCCGCCGCCTTCTGTTCAACGTTCAGGGCAAGGTCCGTGTCCTTCGGCGTTTTGCCGTCCAGCCCGGATGCAGGCGCAATCACCGGGGCGGCCTTGATCATCGCCGCGAAGCGGTCCAGCCCGCCGTCCTGGCGGCAGGCCGCAAGGTGATAGTCCTTCGATGCGGGTGCTATCTTGCCCGCCGTCACGGCGGCATCGACCGCTGCGACGATTTCCGCCTCTTGCCGGGCCTTGGCCTCGGCCTCGAAGGCGGTGATCCGGTTCAGCGCCAGCTGATGGTCGGCTTTCGGCACGAACTTTTCCGGGTCCGGCGTCTGCGCGCGGTTCAGCGCCAGTGACGTTTCGCTTTTCAGCGCGTTGATGGCCAGCACGGCATCCGCCGCAGTGGCCGTGGCCGTCAGGCCCAGGGCGTCAAGCACCGCCTTGTCCATGTCTGTCTCCGTGGTTTCGCGGTTCAGGGCCGCCATTTCAAGGTTCGGGGAATTGGTCAGCCCGGCGCTGACGATCCGCAGGATTTCACCTGTCTTCTTGTCGACCGCCAACACCGGGCTCAGATAGCGGTAGGCGCGCGAGGTGACGGTCGCCTCGCCTTCCGCCGTCCATTCGACGCGGCCCCACAGGGCACCATCGCGGACGTTCATTTCCTTGATCCAACCCACTGCCGGGGCGGGCATGCCCTGCGGCGCGGCGATGTGGGAGGAATGTTCAAGATCGATCTGCGGTTCTTTCGCAGGGTCGAAGGCGGCGGCAACCGCCGCCGGGTCCGACAGCTTAAAGGCGCGCCCGTCGCGCCCGAAAATTTCCGGGCCGGGCGGCGTCAGCTGCACCCAGCCGGGCACCGTGCCGGTTTCAAAGTTCAGCGCAAGCCCGCGCAGCGAGGGAAGGGTTTGTGTCACCATGGGCGGACATTGCCCGCATCGGCGCAGCCCGTAACCCTTGAATGTTTTCGGGGGCGGATGGCCGGTTTCCGGCGGATTTGCAGAATGCGCGCCAGCGGGCCGCTAAAGGCCCATCCCCCCGTCAGGCTAACCGAGGCCCGGCCAACCCGGCAAGGCCCTTTAAATGGTATTTAACGGCGCGGTTTTGGGGCATTGCAGGCCAGCCTTCGCCGCCGCCGGTCAGCCCGCACTTGAAACCGGGGGTGGAAGGGGGTATCTCACAGCTGCACCCGAGTCAGACGGCGAACCGGCGACCAGTGCCGCGATGGGGTTCCGGCCATCCGGGTGTCATTCCCTGAAGACAGTGATGCCTTCCGTTGCGCGCAGGTCGCGCAGCTTTTTCGGCTTCAGCGGATACATGCTTTTGACCCATATCTCGCCCAGGTCTGAAAGCACCTTGACGATGAAGACCCACCGGGCCTTGCCGCCCGACAGGGCGATGACTTCCGGCTGGCCTTTCCGGGAATCGATAAAGACCGTGCCCGTGGCCAGGGCGTCGTTCATCAAGGCCAGCGTTTCGACCGTCACGCCCCGCCCGTTTTCGGTGAACTTGGTTCCGTATTCCGACGTGGTGCGGACAATGCGCGTGGCACTTCCAACCGCCTTTGCCAGACTGGCCGGCAGAACCGCCACCGGCACCGCGCCGGGCGAGGTGCCTTCCAGCACCCGCTCTGCCGCCCAGCTGCGCGCGATATCCTTCACCGCCGCCTGCACCACCGCCTCGGGTGCCGCCTCCAGCCGGTCGCGCAGCAGCCCTTCCACCCCCTGGCGGCGCAGCTTGCCGGGGTTGCGCTGCCAGCCGGGATCGATGCCCACCGGCACGATGGCCACCTCGCCGGTGCGCTTGTTCACCACCTTGGTGTCCCGGATGTCCGGCGTGGTGGAAATGCCGCGCCGTTCCGCCTCGCGCTTTGTCACCGGGCGCACGCCGCATTTGCAGCCCCAGCCATTGGGCGGAAACCATTCATCCCAGAACGGGCTGTCCACCGGCAGGATCAGCCCCGCCTTTTCCACATGCAGCGGGCGGTGCCGTTCGCTGGCCCCCAGGGTATATTCCAGATAAGGGAAGGCAGCCTTGGTGCGTTCGATCCGTTCCCACTGGCCCGCCGCCCGCGCGCTGCGCAGGTTCGCGTCATAGATCGTGCGCAGGCGGCGGGGGCTGCCCAGCTGCGCCTCCACCACCTCGCCGGTCACCGGGTCGGTCACCGCCTTTTTGCCCCACCAGTCGGCCAGCGCCGGGTTCGCCCGCCAGTTCTTCTGAAAGGTCTTGAAGGGCAGCCCGTCATCCAGCGCCTTCTGCACCTCGGCCCGCGCCGCCTCCAGCAGGTCAAGCTCTGTCATCTTGGCAACCGTGAAGGCCACCGCGTGCTCTTCCGGTTCCACATCCAGCCAGCTGAAGGCGGGGCGCATCCCCTTGTTCTTCAGAAACCGTGATGCCTCGGGCGGCGGGCCGGGGTCAAAGCTGTAGCCGGGCCGGTCGGGATAGTCAGTCATCCTGCGCGTCGCCCAGCGCGCGGGCCTTGAACATGCCCTTGACCAGCGTGTCGATCAGGATGGCAGAGGGCATCTGCCGCAGCGCCCCGGGCAGGCGCTCCAGCACCGCCTCATAGCTGTCGGCCCCGTCAATGGCGCTGGCAATCGCCGCTTCCATGGCGCTGCCGACCTCTTCCCAGTCGGCCAGCATGTCGGCCCCGATTTCATCCAGCAGGTCCTCGCCCTGCTGGCGGTTCAGCGCCAGACCGGGGCCTGCCCGGTTCTGCGCCAATGCCGGGGCCGGGGCGGCGGCGGCGGTTCCGCCCACCACCTCATCCCCCTTTTTCGGGTCGCTGAACCCCAGCTTGGCGCGCAGTTCGGTCGCCTTGAAGGTCACACCCGCCCCCATCAGTGCCACCGCCCCGTCGATCAGCAGCTTGGTGTCTTCCGGTTCTGCCACCTCAATGACGATCCGGGGGTAGACCTCCTGCACACCGAAGTTCAGATCGACAAAGGGCCGCACCAGATCGCGGTTGATCGTGGCCGTGACGGCCCGCGCATCGGCGGCGGCAATATCGTGGCGCACATCGTCATGCACCTTGGCCTGGGATTGCGACGATCCGTCGTCCGACGTCATCGTCTGGCCCAGCACCGCCTTGCTGACCTGTTCGTCGATGTAGCGGGCAAGGTTTTCAAACACCTTGTCGCCGGTCACCTGCGCCCCGGTCTGGAAATCAATCTCCATCGACTTCGGCAGGATCGCCGCCGCATCCGACCCGATGCTGGCCACCGCCTGGAACAGCTTGCGCACATCCTCGGCCGTCGCCTCGGGTCCATAGCGGCCCAGCCGCATCGGCAGGCCGTAGGTTTCCATGAAGGCCATCCAGTCCTTCACCGTGAATTGCTTGCACATCCAGCCAAAGGACACCATCCGCGCCAGCCCGCCCCGGAACGTCAGCCCCGATTTCAGCGCAATGCGGTGCGTGATGAAGCGGTAGGGTTCCAGCGGAATACCATCCCAGGGCGCGGCCTGATCCTTCAGCCGGATTTCCTGGCGGCGCTGCCGGTCGAACACAAAGAAACGCGGGTCGCGGTGAAGGAACTGCCCCACCTGCCAGCGGTTCGCGCTGCGCTGCCAGTCGATCTCGACCACGGAAAAGCTTTTGCCCAGCGCATCCAGCAGCGATTCCACCAGCCCGGAAAACCCGTCATGCCCGGCGATCTCTGCCTCGACCGCCTGCGCAATCGCCTTGTCGGTGCGCTTTTCGCCCGCTGGCACCACCTTGGGCACCACACCGCTGATCACCCGCTTGCGCGTGCCCAGCACGCTGAAGTAGTGCATGTCGCGCTCTTCCATCTCCTCGGCCAGGACAAGGAAATTCTCGAGATCGCCCATGTCGCAGGCGCGCAGCAGCCCCGCCAGCCGCAGGGGCGTCAGGCCCGAGGCGACCGAGGGCGACCAGACCTGGCGGATGCCGATGGTGCCCGGCTCGGCCAGCATCGTGGTCAGCTTCGCCGGTTCCACCGGGCGTCCGTAAGCATCCAGCAGCCGTGCCATCAGAACAGTCCTTTCCGCGCGCCAAACCGCGCCGATACACCCTCTTCGCCGTAAGGGTCACTCTCCGCCCCGCCCTTCGGCACCGCGCGGTAGTCATAGGGCTGGTACGCCGATGCCGCCCCGCTGACCGCCAGCGCAATGGCCCAGAACCGGTCGGCATGCCCGTCGGTATCCCCATCCGCCACCAGGCGGCGCACCCCGGTTGGCCCCACGCTGGACTGGATCGCGTGCAGATCGGCGCGCAGCACCACGTCACCGGCGGGCAGGCGCATCTTGCGGTCCTGCATCGCCTCTTTCAGATGCGTGGCGAGATCAAGCCGGTTCGGGCCGGTGAACAGCACCCCCTCCACCCGGTCGGTGCCATGGCGGCGCTGCGCGTCTTCCACAGGCTTTTCGCCCATGCCGGTCTGG